TTCCATTTCGTATGATTATGAAATTAAAGGACGCCCTGTCGCCAAAATACCGCAAGGCGTGGATGCTGAGGTTTTCTTTGAAGATTTGTTTGCAAGGATGAGGGGTGAGGGTCGTCCCGAAACCTCGTTCCCGTACCTTTTGCAAAAATACAACCCAAAGGAGACGCAGGGCGAAAGTTTGCTTGGCAACTTGCCATCTCCGTCAGACGCTGAACTCCCGCTTTATAGTCGGCGTCAGGCTCGGCTTTTGATGGATACCATTCGCGGCAATTGGCGCGACACCTCAACATTGGTTAATGATGGGGGGTTAAGCCCAACAATTGTTGAAAGCGAACTTTTAGACAACGCAATGTCAGCAAGTCTCAAACCCTACTCCGCCAAAGCATTAAATGCTGGAGCCAAAGACGGGTCTTTGGTTTTTTATGGCCTTGGCAAAGTTGACAAAATCAAAGGCAAGCAAACAGGGGACACCGGGGGCCGTGTTTATTTTGGCCTCAAAAAAGGCACAAACTATGAAAAAGAATATGGGTTTTCGCATCCAGATTTGACGAACAATGAGACTGCGGTAGTCGGGCTTGTTAACAACGAGGTCGGCGGATCGGCCAAGGGACTTGCTGGCCCAGCGGCGATATTGAAAGCACTTGAGGAAGGTGCAACGGTTCTTGACGCATACGCGGTGCCAAGCAAAGCAAATCCAAATGGATTTTTGCCAAGTTATTACAAAGAATTTGGATTTGAAGAACTGGGCCGCAAACCGTTTGAAGAAAAGTATGTACGCGACCCCGCCGAAGGTGGTAGTGAAGAGAAGTATAAAAAACTTCTGGCCCAATGGAGAGCGTCTGGCTGGGACGAATCTATGGGTATGCCGGATATGACAATTATGAAATGGAGAGGGAACGAAGATGTCAGAACAGGAGCAACTCAACGCTTTGTCACAGAAGGTGGCGCAAACTTTGGGGGAAAAAATAAAGGGATTGTCTCAGGTGCAGAAAGCATCTCTGGAGAATCAACTGGTAGTGGCGTTCGAGTATCGGAACGGGGACGCATCGAAGGTGACGCCGGAGGAAATACTGGGAGCATACGAGATGGTGACAGAACACCTGTTTCCAGCGGATTTCAACGCTCTGTCGGAGCAATACCAAAATTATCTCCGGGCGGACGCCGAAGCCTCGGCCTCCTAGACGAAGACGTTGCTGAAATAAAATCATTGTTGGGGATGTAATGCCGTCACGCACTCCTAAAGACCCCCGTCTAGCGCGTGTGGGCGTTTCCGGTTACAATAAGCCGAAGCGTACACCGAGCCACCCGACAAAGTCTCATGTTGTGGTTGCGAAGCAGGGGGATAAAATTAAGACAATTCGCTTCGGACAGCAGGGCGTTTCCGGTGCTGGCAGCAACCCGAAGACCGCGTCGCAGAAAGCAAGGCAAAAATCTTTTAAGGCGCGTCATGCAAAGAATATCGCAAAGGGCAAAATGTCTGCGGCGTACTGGGCGGACCGTGAAAAGTGGTAACCCCGTGGCCGCGTCATTGCGTGGCCTCAAGCAACAAATTGTAAAGCCGCAAAAAGGGCGTGGCTCATATACAAGAAAAGGAAGATAAAATGGCATATGGCAAGGGCAAGAAGTCTGGCAAGGGCATGAACGTCAAGACAGGAAAGTATTGCAAATAATGCCGCGCAAGGGACTGTATGCAAACATACACGCCAAGAAAAAGCGCATTGCCGCTGGCTCTGGCGAGACGATGCGGAAAGCTGGCACCAAGGGTCGGCCAACCGCTAAAGCATTTAAGGCTGCCGCAAAGACGGCCAAGAAAAAGGCGAAGAAATGAACACTTGTGAGAATTGTCCATATCCAGAAAAGCGTTGCATCCCCAAGGGCCGCTGCTTGCATGGGAAGACCCCTGTTGCTGAACTGGTTCTGCCAGAAAAGTTGCCGAAGTCAGTCCAAACAACCGCTGGCCCCAAAATGATTGCAGGTGCAAACGCTGCGCCAAAGCGCGTCAAAAAGAAAATGAAGTAAGGGTTCTATAATGGCTCAAATGGACGACGTTCAACTCGGAACGATTTTGAGTGGCGAGATCACCGACGCACTCAATCATTTCGACAGTGAGTACACGCAGGATCGTTTACGCGCCCTTGACTTTTACATGGGCGAGCCGCTGGGCAACGAGATTGAGGGTCGCTCGTCCGTTGTTTCAAGCGATGTGGCGGACACAGTCGAGTCCATCATGCCAAACCTGATGCGTGTCTTTACGTCGAACGAAAATTACGTTCGTTTTAAGCCGCGCACTGCCGAAGATATGGAGGCCGCTGAACAGGCTTCGGATTATGTCAACTATGTGATCCAGACCCAAAATGAGGGTTATAAACTTCTGCACACGATGTTTAAGGACGCGCTGCTATTTCGCATGGGCGTCGTTAAGTTCTTCTATGAAGAGCAGGAGCAAGTTGACGAAGAAGAATACAGCGGGTTGAGCGAGGCCGAACTGGTTCTGCTGCTGAACGACCCAAACATTGATATCGTCAGTCAGTCAGAGACCGTTCTTGAATCCTATGTGGAGGATGACGGCGAGACGGTCCCGCTTCAATCTGAGTATGACCTGACCGTTCGCGTCACCCGCAAAAGTGGCGAAATCAAAGTCATCAACGTGCCGCCGGAAGAGTTTTTGGTCAACCGTCACGCGGTAACGCTTGAGGACGCGCACTTTATTGCTCATCGCACATCAATGACCGTCTCTGAACTTGTTGCGATGGGGTACGACCGTGAAGAGGTTGAGCAATACGCCGGAGATAACGAACTGGATAATGACCGTGAGGTCAGCGTCAGGTTCCAAGACATTGAATCATCCACTGGCATCGACCCTGCTGATCCAACGCTTCGCGCCGTGCCTTACTATGAGTGCATCGTAAAAATGGATTACGACGGCGACGGCATTGCTGAACGCCGCCGCATCTGCGCGATTGGCTCGGAAGGCACACACATTTTACACAATGAGCCGTTTGACCATGTGCCGTTTGCGGTGGCCTCGCCAATACTGATGCCGCACCGTTTAGTTGGTCGTTCTGTTTATGATATGACCGAGGACTTGCAGGTCATCAAAACCACACTGATGCGTCAGTATTTGGACAGCGTTTATTCCAGCACACTGCCACGCACAATTGTTGTCGAGGGCCAAGTAAACATTGACGATGTGCTGGACGGCTCTGCTGGCGGAGTGATCCGCGCACGTCAACCCGGCATGGTCCAGTCGATAACCGGCGCAAGCGTCGGAAACGAAATTCGTCCGTTGATGGACTACCTCGACACAGTCAAAGAGACGCGCACGGGTATGTCCCGCGCATCTCAGGGCTTAAACGCCGATGCGCTGCAATCGTCCACGGCTTCGGCTGTCTCGGCAACTGTTCGGGGAGCGCAGGTAAAGCTTGAATCCTATGCGCGGACTATGGCGGAGACCGGCGTGAAGGATTTGTTTAAGGGCATCCTTCACCTTGTTTTGAAGCACGACAACAAGCCGAAGGTCATGCGCTTGAGGAACAAGTTTGTTCCAATCAGTCCGTCCGAATGGAAGTCGCAGTTTGACACGGTCGTGCAGGTTGGCCTTGGCACGACAGACGACGAGACAAAGATTGCGTTTCTCACACAGATTGCGGCAAAGCAAGAGCAAATACTTATGCAGTTGGGGCCGAGCAATCCGATTGTGACAATGGCTCAGTACACACAAACGCTTCGGTCAATTGCTGAAATCGGCGGGTTCAAGGATGCGGACCAATTCTTTAATTCTCCGCAAATGATTGCACAAGCCCAGATGCAGCAACAGCAGCAGCCACCTCAACCTGACCCTGCCGTATTAAAGGCCCAGCAGGAAATGCAGTTGGCGCAGCAAAAGATGCAGATGGACATTGAACTGCAACGAGAGAAGATGAACGCGGAACTAGCGTTGCAACGTGAGAAGTTGATGATTGACACGGAACTGCGCCGCCAAGAATTACAGGCAGAGGCAGAACTGCGTGTCACAAAGGCCGTCACTGACAGCCAAATTTCAACCAACCTGCCGAGGGTTTAGATATGGGTTATTACGACGATGTTGACGCACAAGCTTATGCAGAGGCATACGGCGGTTATGTTGACCCCGGAGACGATGCCAATACCGGCGCGGCGGCTCAGGCGGCGGCGGCTCAGGCGGCGGCAGCTTCTAACGCGATAAACGCTGCGCGTCTTAGCGGCGCGGGTGCCATGCCCTCTTCTGCGGTGGCGCAGTCGCAGCGTCCGGGCGGATATGAAGCATACTCTGAAAGGAACTTGGCGGCAGCGGCGGACGCGCAAAGGCAGATTGACGCAATTGAAGCCGCAAACCAAGAGCAGTCATTCCTCCAAAATTTTGCACCGGGCGCGTTTTTAGGAAATGCTCAAGACGCTCTAATGAAAATGCGGCTGCAAAAAGTTGTTGATGATTTAACGGCTGGTGCTTCAAGGCAGGGTTACTTTGGCGGGGCGGGTCAGCCAGCTATGACAGGCATGACCCCTATTTATGACCCTGTAACGGGTAACATCACTGGTTACCGCGAAAGCGGCGGACGGCTTGTTGGCCGAGATTACGAGGCAGAGCGCGAGGCGGCATACCAGCAAGCCATTGCGCCAAGTGATGACATTGTGCCTCCTGTAATTAACCCAGCGACGGGCCAGCAACAATGCCCGGACGGATACATTTTTGATGAAGACCTCAACGCTTGCCGCGTTGACACCGGTATGAGCGACCCGAATGGTGTGTCACCCATGGGGTCGCCAGCACCGGGCGCATATGGCCGTGTTGGGCTGCTCGACACCGCGCCGACAGGACTGCTTGAGTTCAATCAGCGTTATGGGGCAGGGTTTGGGTCGCCATCAGATTTTGGCGCGGCGAACCTTGCATTTCGCAAGCAAGGTGCCACATATCCACAATATTTTAACAGGCCACCACAATTGACGGGATACCCATTACTGTAATGGACAAGCACAAGGTCAGGGAGAAGCAGGAACGGGCTGAAAAAGCCGCTGCTTTGTTGAGAAATGAGTTGTTTAATGAAGCATTTGAATACCTTGAAATCCAATTTGTTGACGCTTGGAAGGGCAGCGACATTAAAGATTCGGATAACCGCGAGAGGCTTTATTACTTATCTCAAGCACTTACTGCCTTAAAGGGGTATTTTCAAAGTGCTGTCGAGGATGGTAAGTTGGCAGAAGCGCAGTTGGAAGACCTTCAGCGGCGCATAAATTTTAACAGATAGAGAGTTTTCCATGTCCGACAATCCGCAAGGAAACGGCGATATTTCAATTAATGATGCAATTAGCCTTCTGAGCAATCCCCCAGAGGATACTGCGACAGATGTGCGGGACGAGGCCACAGAGCCTCAACAGCCTGAGACCGATGCACCAGAGCCAGAAGAGGACATCGTCTATGAAGACGAACCTGACGACGGCTACGAGGATGATGAGGACGATGACGGCGAAGATGCCTACGAAGTGGACGACGAAGACGAAGAAGAAGAGCAGCCCGATGTCTACACTGTAAAAGTTGACGGTGAGGAACTTGAGGTGTCGCTTGACGAACTGCGTCAGGGTTATTCGCGGCAGAAGGCATATACTAAGCGTTCGATGGAATTGGCAGAGCAGCGTAAGGCGTTTGAAGCCGAAGCAGCAGAGACCAAGCAAATGCGTGACGCTTACGCGCAGCAACTAAGTCAGTTGTCTGCCCAAATCCAACAGGCAAGCCAACAGGAACCTGATTGGAGAGCATTGTCAGAAACGATGCCTGAGCGTGAATTGTTTTTAGCCAAGGCCGAATGGGACCAGCAGAAGGAATACCAGAAGCAGGTCGATGCCGAGCGTCAACGCATTTTACGAGAACAGGCGAGCGAACAAGAACAGAGTATGCGTAAGCACCTAGAGGCGCAGCGCAACGAAATGCTCGACAGGATTCCTGCGTGGCGGGATACTGATATTCTTGAATCTGAGCGTAAAGAGGTCATCTCTTACGCGCAGAAGCGGATCGGGTTTTCAGAGGAAGAAATAGCCAATGCGTCTGACGCTCGCGCTATCGAACTTCTGTATAAGGCGTGGCAGTGGGACAATCTTCAAGGTAAGAAGCCCGAAGCCAAAAAGCGCACCCGGAAAGCACCGAAGATGGCAAAAGCAGGGCGGCCAAAGACCAAGCGTGAAGTTGCAACCCGTTCGCGGCAGGACGCAAGAAAGCGATTTGAAAAAGCTGGAACCGTTGACGCCGCAGTCGATTATCTTATGGGCAGATAGCCCGAAAGGAACAAAAAAATGGCTGTATTCGCAACCACCGCCGCAGTCGGCGAAAAAGAGACCTTGGCAGATGTAATCTACCGCATCGACCCAACTGAGACACCTATCTTCTCAAACGTCAAAAAAGAGACCTCCTCCGGCATTTTTACCGAGTGGCAGGTTCAAGATTTGGCCGCAGCAGCGACCAATAACTACCACAATGAGGGCGCGACTACTTCGACTGCCGCCGCCACACCAACTGTTCGCGTCGGAAACTACCACCAGATTTCCAAGAAGGTGTTCGCAACTTCTGGCACTCTGGACGCAGTGGACAAGGCCGGGCGTGAGCGCGAGCATAACTACCAGAAGGTTCTAAAAGCACTGGAACTGCGTCGTGATATAGACAAGATGATTGGCGACACAGACGTTGCAAGTTCTGGTTCTGACCCACGCAAGTCTGCGTCACTTTCCGGCTGGATAACCAACGGTTCTGTTGGTGCTGGCTCTGGTGCGTTTGCCAACGGACTTGGCACTAACACCATCACCAACGGTGATGACCGTGCGCTTTCTTTGGCCCTCATCGAAGACGGTATGCAGGACGCATGGACCGACGGTGGAAACCCTCGCCTGATGGTTTCTAGCGCAACCAACCGCGCCAACTTCTCCGATCTCTCAGCCAGCGGGAACCTCGTCAGCAACGACGTGAACATGACCGCCGCAAAAGAAATTACATATGTTGGTTCAACTTCTGTATTCTTGACCGACTTCGGCAGTTTGGATTCGATTCCGTCTCGCCAGTTGAGCAATGACCGCGTATTCCTCATCGACCCTGATTTTGTGTCACTATGCACACTCAAAGGTCGTAACTTCCTTGAGGAAGATTTGGCTAAAGACGGCGACGCTACCACTTCACACATTGTTGTTGAGTGGGCGTTGAAGCCGACTGCACCCAAAGCACACGCAGCAATTTTCGATCTAAGCGGATCGTAAAATATCACTCTGGGCGGCACTGTTTAACGGGGCCGCCCGGTTTCTTTTGAGGGTTTTATGAAGAGACTTTTATACACCGACCCGACCACTGCGAAAGAGGTCCACATTCATCAGAATGATGATGGCTCCACGGTTTTTGAGCAAACGCAAAGATTTGACACGCTCATAAAATTAAACCGTCAAATGAGCAATGATTATCAAAAGGGGAGCATGATCGGGAATACGCAGCGTCATATTCATCATGTAGCGGAAATCCCCAACGTCGTGTACAATCATTTAATTGAGAAGTTTGGTCAGCCAAGAGAGAACCCAAAGGCGTGGCGGCAGTGGCTAAACGACAGTGAGAACAGAGATTTCAGAACCGGCGGCGGAAATTTGTAATGTCCATTTCGACCTACAGCGAATTGAAGACAGCGGTTGCGAACTTTCTCGCCCGTGACGATCTGACCGCAATCATCCCTGACTTTATTCAACTTGCCGAAGCGACCATGAGCCGAGAGTTGGAGACCCGCAGTCAGGAGAAGCGGTCAACAGCGACGCTGACGTCTGGGGACGAATACATCTCTTTGCCAACTGATCTGCGAGAGGTGCGCGAGGTCAAGCTAAACACTACTCCGCTAACGGTCTTAAATTATTACAGCCCAGTCGCACTGGACCAGACCTACTCATCCGGCGGAACGGGGAAGCCCCAAGGGTACAGCATTGTTGGCGACGAAATGAAACTCCGGCCAATACCCGACAGCGGGTACACTGCTGAAATTATTTATGTTGGCAGTCTCGTTCCTCTGTCCGACACAAACGCTACAAACAACGTGCTAACGCGCAGCCCCGACGCTTATCTATACGGCGCACTCGCAGAGGCGTATGCTTACCTTCTTGATGAAACCCGTGCGGGTCAATATATGTCGCGCTTCCAGTCCGCGCTTGAGCAAATTAAAGTTGACGAGCAGAGAAGTCAGTACGGGACCGGATCGTTGCATATTAACAGCGTGTATCAACGCCAAAACAACGCAGTGGAGAGTTAAGCCATGTCTGCAATGAGTGACTACCTAGAGAACAAGGTGCTGGACCACGTCCTCGGCACTTCCGCATACACATTCCCGTCTCAGGCTTACCTTGGTCTGGCGGTCGCGTCGTTCAACGACGATGCCTCTGGCTCAGAAATTACTGGGAACAATTATGCCCGTGTTGCCGCGAACTTTGACGCAGCATCCGGCGGGACCACAGATAACACCGCAGCG